AAATTTGGTGCAATTACATGCACATCTCTACGTATATCTTCTTCTTTAGTCTCTGTTGCAGGGTTGGCGATGTCAGCATCTACTTCTTCATGAGAGCTGTATTCATGTCCTGTTTTAGTATTTGTAACTGTGGTTTCTACCTTTGCACTATAAACGGGCACTTGTTTTCCGTCTATTATGTCATAACGTAGAAGCTTTGGTTCATCTACAATTTTTGCCATAGTATAGTTTTATAGGCGAAAAGCTATGAAATCAATAGTTATAATTGAAAACCAATGTTACCTGATATGGATATGCGATATTCATCAGATGTATAAAAAGGGTAAACAATGTGGTTAAGATTAGCAGGGAAAAAAGCCATTTTACCCTCCCAAGTTTTGTCTACGCACATATCGTGTTGAATTATATTGCCTAATTGACCTGATACAATGAAAGCAAAATGACCTGCTTTGATTTGATCTTCTTTCATGTTAGGAAATCTGGCGTATTCATCTTCTTTTTTAAAAGGAACTTTATGCCAGATGACAAAACTAAATATACCATCATGAGTGTGTATTGGGTTAAACTCATGTTTTTTTTGAAAGTTTACCCAAGTATTAAAGAGCATCATTCTAAACTCTTGTTGATTACTCATACTACCTAATCTAGCAAACTCGGCAGGAAATTTTTCTTTCCATTGTCTTATTAAAACATCAAGAAGTGGCCATATGATAGGTTTAGCATCAGGTATCATAAATTCATTTTTTATATTACCTGCTAAATCATGATTGGCTTTGATTGTATGTTTTTGTTTTACTATTTCGTCTAATTTAGATGATACTTCAGGCGGCACTGTTGCAAATAAATACATTACAGTTGTTGTTTTACCTCTAGTAAAGATACTTCTACCATAGCTCTTGAAGCTGCATTTGCTTGCACTTTCATTACATCTCCCTCCTCATATACCATGCTTGTGCTTATAGTGTTTGTGTTGCTTGCAGCAACATCTACCTGAAATATTTGAAAATCTGAACTACCATCATTATGATCAATGTTTACAGTCACTGCTGAAGATCCGTCATAGTTGTGAACGTTGATAGTTTTTACAATAAATGTTGACACAGGAACTGGTGGAGTAGATGCAACATTAGCGGTTGGCACAGTAAAAACAGTCGTCAAATCTGTCGTTGTCACGTTTGTAATAAATCTTTTAAATACATCAGCCATTACTAAAAAACCAACTCCTACGTGTTGACTCCTCTTGAGTATCTTGTGTGTAAGAACTATTAAGTTGTAATATCAAATCCTCTAATTGTCTAATAAGTTCAGCTTGTTGTCCTCTATCATAATCATCTCTTGGATCAGGGAATCTAGTTAAGGTTAATTTTGCCATATTTTTTTCCCATCAAAAATCCAAGAATAAAAGACACTCCTATAAAACTAACTATCAAAAGTGTGTGCCATAATAAAAACATTACTCATCATACCCTGTTTTTATCGCTAAAGTAATCCTAAATATTTTTGTCATTGTGGGTAAAGCCCTGTGTAATATTTTAGAATTAAAAACAATACCTCTATTATATGTAGGATAAATTACATATGAAGTATTATCTTTAATTAAAAACTCAGTGCCCCCTCCATGAGAGGAGTCAAACTCTTTATTAATCCCCACTAAAATTGTTTCTTGTCCATCGTCAGGGTGAAAATCACCGTGCTGTGTATAAGTTTGTCCGTTAGCGTAAATTCTTATTATGGGTTTTTTTATTTTTGTTTTTAGATAATCTACCTCAGTTTTAAAAGAGCTAGAGTCGTCTAAAGGGCAATGCCAAAATGAGGTGTCATCTTCCGGTCTGGTATAATGTAATATCCAGGGACAATATGGATCTGTAAGTTTATTGTGTATACTTTCTATTAAATCTTTTTCTAAGTAATTATCTTTGTATTTTAATTGATCACTAATTATTGTAAAATTATCTTCTTCCATCTGGTTGAATGTCAAAACGCTGTGTCCCCAATCTCCATGCTGTTCCTGTTGTGTTTGATACTACATTAACTGTAAACTCTCTGCCTCTTCCACGAAGACTAACAAAGTCTGTATTATCTTGAAACGTAACAGTCTTTGTTACGCTAGTGCTATTATTAGGATAGTTTTTAAATTCAAGCTTTGCATTTAATGTGCCCTCTTGATCTTCTATGTCAGGTATTAATTTTGAAACAAAAGCAAAATCGTTACCCTCTCCTATCTGCACAACTCCTGATTTGACAAAAGCTGTTATAGCTTGACCATCGCCATTGTTACCTACTTCGTGAGAGAAAACTTGTGTAGCACCATCAGTCAAACCTAAAATTACTTCGTTGTTTGCTGTAGTTGTACTCAAATATTCGGTAGCTACAGGGTTATCGTAAACTTCTCTATCTATCCATGTTGTTCTAGATAATGTTCCTGTCCACCATGTTCCCTCTAAATAATTGTAAGCTACAATAGCATTAATTTGATCAGACCCCGTTCTTGGGTAAAACCACATAATTTCGTTAAATTCTCCATTATGTCCCGCAAAAGCATTCTCTGCTCCAGTGACATTAAGATTATTAAAAATAAATTGTTCTACAGTGCATGGTAACTTTTTTACTGAACCATCGAATAAGAAGAAAGAATCTTGTGACATCCAATAGCTTACACCGTTGATATCTACGCCTGCATGACTGCCTACTATTCCACAGTTTTGACCTAGTTGTCTTAAACCGAAAGTAAACGGAGGACCAATAAATTGTAAAGAGTGTAATGACGTGTCGGTCCATACAAGAATTTGTCCTCTAGATCTTTCTGCCGCCACTATTCGTGATCCGTCAGCTATTCGTAATGAGCCTGCAGTGTTTTCTGCAGTAGGTTGATATGTGTTTATATCTTCCTGGTTTGAAAATCTTATTAATAAATCATCTTGTGGATTTGTGCCACCAATTGTTGGCTGTGTGCCCATAAATAATAAATGTCTATCTGGTGTTGATACTAAACTTAATCTAGATTTAGTTGGTGCGTTAGTTATAGCCTCACATCTAGTGGATACGCCTGCAGATGTATCCCACCTAAAAGCACCTCCATTTAATGCAGTAGCTATTAAATCTTCGCCAAAATTATCTAGTGACCATTGTCTCGCTTCTAACGTCACATTTGATGTTGTTGAAGGAGATCCCCAACCTCCTGCACCATAAGTATCAGTGCCCCATCCAAAAGCAGGAGTAGAAAACTCAGGACCTGGATTGATTTGATATTTCATATTACCTGTTCCACCACCGCCTGATGTAGAACCTGATGCAGCGCTAGTGTGTGTCACGACATATGCCGCTGTATTTACCACTGAAGTTACTTCAAACTCTTTATTCATGTCTAAACCATCAATAGCACTAAAGGAGTCAAATGTTACAAAACTACCCGCAACAGCTTCATGTCCAGAGTCTGATACTAAAACTGACGTTGTGGCATTTGTAGTGAAAGGATTAGTTCTTGCTTGTGTTCTTCTTAGAGGTGTTATATCTGAGGCCAAACCCTCTTCTATGACATAAAGCTTTCTATCTGTCCCTATAGCGTTGTATCTCGTGCCATCTAATGCAATCCAAGCATGCATATCTCTAGCAACACCCACTAAAGTCGTGCTAAGAAATTTCTCCCATCCTTTAATTTTTTGTGCAGAACCTTGAAAAAAACGCACCATATCACCATCAGTCCACTTACCTTGTCCTGTATAATCAGTGACTTCTTTATTAATACCTGGTGCTGGTCTAAAATTTACTAAGGGCATAATCTTAAAATAGTATATTAAGGGTCATTTTTCTATATTAAAAATTACTATACCAACCAGTAACTATATATTTTTCTTGTGTTTTACTAATGACACCACGGTGAGTATGTGTCCAATAAGATGGCCATATTAAGGTCAATCCTTTTTTTGGCTCTACCTTAAGGTCTTGATAAAGAAACTCAGTCCCTCCCTCATCAGTCATGTCGTTTAAAAAAGTCATAAAAACTAAACATCTTTTTAGATGCCCTGGTTCTTCAAAATGCCACTTCTTAAAGCCGCCGCCTGGTGGATACTTTTGAATATAAATAAACTCTTTAATTGTAAATCTTTGTATCTCATTTACCATAGGATATTTGTTATGATAAAGATTTAAAGCTTTTTGTAATTCATCTAAATAATCTCTGTAAGGCGAAAAAAGAATGCTTGATTCAAAATGTAAGTCAAAACTTTCTTTTGTCTTTTTTTCAACAATAGAATTTTGTTGTTCATCGTAAACCTTGCCCTCTTTAGCCCTACCACTATTCTCTATGTAAGATTTAATTATTTTATCACAAATCTCACCATCTATAAACCAACCACCCATCAAGGTGTTTTTAGATAAATTAAACTCACGCATCTTTAGGCGCTACCAAAGATGCAACATGACCTTTAAAAGCTCTGTTACCAAAGTGTGTTAGTGGCATGGCTAGATCAGCCCATATCTCTCCGCCACACTCTTGCCATAATCTAGAAAAGTAATAATCTTCTGATAAGTATCTAATCATAGGTGAGCCATCTACATGTTGAGTTTTGTAAGGTCCAACAGCAAACAAATCATAACAATTATCAGACTTAAAATATTGACCATTTACAATTTGATCAGACTCATATTTTCTTTCAGGAAACTTTTTAAACATAGTTCTAAAAACGTCTCTTTTTACTAACATCATGCCAGTTGCGGCCTCATTCACTCTGTAAAAACCACTCTCACCTCTTAAATTATTTGGATCATCAAAATTAAGATTGTAGCCTAAAATTTTTGCTTCTAGATCATCAGGAGTTATTTCAGGATTTTGTTTTATCCACTTCGATGCTTTTTCAAGATGTAAATGTTTTCTTGGATATACTCCACAAACAACGTCTTTATCAGCACATAATAATCGTTCTATGTTTCTCCAACTAAAACCTATATCTGCGTCAATGAATAAAAGATGTGTTGCTACAAAATCTTTATCATCCATCATCATTGATACTATTGTATTTCTAGCTCTTGTTATTAAGCTTTCGTTACCCATCGATTGAAAACGTAACCCTACGTCTTTTGCCATACTCCATTGTTGAACTTCTAACAGTCCGTGAAGAGTGGCTTCGCACAACATTCCACCATACATAGGCATTCCTAAATATATTCTAAAGTCTTTTTCTTTTAGTTCTTCTGGTTTTATCATCTATTCTCCTTTATCAACACATGTGTTCCAAGATATTGAAATTCTTTTTTTATGTTTGTCTAAGTTAGGTTTTACTTCATGTTCCATCCAACTTGGAAAAATAAACATTCTGCCTGTTTCTGCAGGAAACTCCCATTTACAGTTAAGTCTATTTTCATTAGCAACAATTATATGAGGGGACCAATAGCCTTCAATTAGAGATGCACAAGGATTAGTCATGGATATGCAACCACAATTTTCATGTGTTTGTAAGTAATAAACACCTGACAAAAAAGAATTAGGATGTCTATGACTTGTGTTAAAATCTTTGTAGCCATTTACATTAATCCAAATGTTACTTATTTGTTGTTTGGGTAAAAATAATTGTGATGCAAAGTTATTACTTGCGGTAGTAATGTTTTTAAATAAATCGTTGAGAGGCATGTGCACACCTGTCAAATCTTTGGACTGCCATCCTCCCTCATTAGAAAGTTTACGTCCTTCATCTTTTTCCATAAGCGATAAAGAATAATCACTCATGGCTTTATTATCTAGATCTGTATACTCTGCGAAAACAGGTATGCGAAATATGTCGTAAGTATCGCTCAATTGAGTTAGTTAGTTACTAACTTTCTAATTCTACCCATTGCTTGTTTTCTTCGTCCCATCCATAATTTTTACCATCTGAGGGATACTCCACTGGTGCGTGCCATATGCAATCATCTTCTCTTAACACCCATGAATCAAAAGGTTTTGGTTTATAAAAAGCATCTCTTGTAGAGTCATAAGTGTCTCCAATGCCTGCGTAATTTTTTCTTAATGCTTTCGATTGATCTTCACTAGGAGTATTAGTGTCAGGTTGATAATGAACGCCACCTCTAGTATTATATGAAGTTTGAACCCAAGTCCCTTCAAGAGTGTTTATGTATTCTTGTTCTGCGACTATTACTTTTACTACTAAATTATTTTCTACTAATGCAAAATGTGCCATTTATTATCCTATATACTTGTTACATCATATCTCACAATGACGAGACCTGATCCTCCTGTTCCTCCAGTTTGACCACCACTGTTTTGACCACCATTACCGATTGGCCCACCGCCACCGCCACCTTTGTTAGCTGTGCCGTTTTGAGGTGAGTCACCGCCTGGCTGACCTTCAGCGCCACCTGCGCCGCCGCCACCTGAACCACCTTGGCCTCTTCCTATAGTGCCGTATCCTGTACTTGATCCACCGCCGCCACCGCCAGCTCTAGTAGTGGTTGAACCATCTATGTTTGATGATTCTCCAGGACCACCGTTACCACCGGTACTTCCTCCACCGCCTGATCCAGTCGCAGAAGCTCCACCGCCTCCGCCACCAAATCCAGTGCCGCCTGAAGCACCGTTAGTTCCTTGACCTGCTGTTCCTGAACCTGCACTTTGACTGAATGCTTGTCCACCACCAGATCCACCGTTACCACCGTTGTTTCTGCTGTATCCTGCACCACGTCCACCACCTAATGATGTGACTGAGTCAAAGACAGAGTCATTACCGTTAGTTCTGTCTCCACCACCAGCGCCGACAGTGACTGTCTTGTCACCAGTTGATAGAGTTAGTTTTGATTCAGCAGATGAACCGCCACCTGATGTCTGACCGACAACAGAGGTACGATAACCACCTGCTCCACCGCCGCCTCCACCAGTAGCGTCTCTTGATTGTGAACCACCGCCACCACCTGCAATAACAAGATATTCAACCTCTAAGTTTGAAATAGTGTTGGTGAAAGTTCCTGAAGACGTAAAAGTATGAATTCTGAAATCACCACTTGTGGTAATTGAACCACCACTAGGTGAAGCAACAGCAGTAGTATTTGAACCTGTTGATGTTCTAGCATCAGAGTTAGTTACTGTAATAGTTACGGCATTACCTGCGGTAACATTGTTATAAACGTTTGCAGGGACAGCAACTGTAAGAGAAGTATCACTTGCGGGAGTTACTACAACATTTTCGTTAATGCTATCAGATGATTGAGTAAAGTTAACTGTCACGTTATTTGGAGCATTAAATCTAGTACCTGCAATAGTTAAACTAGTTGCGATTCCCGTTAATATTGTGCCTGTAATTGAACTAATAGTTGGAGCAAAAGACTTACTCTGAAGATCTGACATGCTGATAGCACCAGATGAAACACCCGCCAAACTTCTTACATCGGCGTTGTTCATATTAATCTGGGCTGTTGTGGAATTGCCTAATTCATCGTTAACATCAGATAACCCTATTTCTCCTGAAGGTGTAGGCATTAGTTATCCTTTTTTATATCGTTAACCTGATCTTGTAAATCCTTTACACACTCAATTAATAAAGCGCATAATCTATCATATTTGACTGCTTTAACACCATCTGGTCGTGTACCCACGACCTCTGGTAAAACTTTTTCTACGTCTTGTGCTACAACACCGACATCTCTTTTACGAACAAAGTATCCGTCTTCGCCACCTTTTGCATCAATAAACTCTTGTTTCCAATCAAACAACACACCATTAAGATTTTGAACTTTATCCATTGGTGATGAAATGTTTTCAATATTTTCTTTCAATGCAACGTCTGAAGAATAAAAAGCAGTGATATCATTTGTTGCTCTAATCTCACCACTCGTGCCTGATGCTGCTGTTGCAACTCCAAGTGAATCTACTTGCATGTCATTAAACTGAACATCAGATGCTGTTCCTAAGCCTAAACTTGTTCGTAATGTTGCCCCCGTTTCTAAAACGAAGTTAGCACCATCGCCCACTATAACACCACCATCAGTGGTGGCTAGTCCTGCAACGTCTTGAAGTTGTGCGTCTAATCTAGCGTTAGCTAATGTTCCAGAAGTTAAAGCAGAGGCATCTGTTGTTGTAAATTGCGCTTCAACCACATTAAAATTTGATGAACCTTTACAGTAAACCCAGTGCCAACCACCCTGAGAAATGGTAGTTCCATTTGCAGTGTGTCCTGTGGCAGCAATAGTTAAAGTTTGTGTGCCTGAAGTATTATTATAAATAAGGTAATTACTTTCTACAGCAGGTACGAGAACTTTAATATCACCTGTCAATGTACCTGTAAGTTCAATTACTTTGTTAGAGGCTTCCGCAGATGGATCTGAATTTGCAGTTGTTAATGTTACATCAGCTGAACCAGCTACAGATTTTGATAAATATCCACCGATAAAGGCATCTGCAACATCTAAATTGTTATTAGTTCTTGTACCCCATGTGTTAGCGTTAGCGCCAGTCGCCATGAGTTCAAATTTTAATCTGCTTGAATATGTGCTCATATTTTCACCTCTCTAAAATATATCTTTTTTTAATATCCTAGCAACACTTTTTTTATGCTGCATCTACTTCTGTCCATGTATTACTTGCTCCTGTAACCACGTTTGCCCATGGCGTTTCAAACGTGTTTCCTAATGTAGCGGTTGTTTCTAAGCCTGTTAGATTTACTACAGCGGCTGCAATTGGTGTTACACTACCAGGACTAAAACTTAACGCAACTGTTGAAACATTAACAACAATACCCGTTCCCACGTTTGTAGTTGCCGTGCCTAATGCAAAGCTAGAGCTTACTCCCGTAGGTTGCACTAATGCGTCTGATACAGTGCTTATAGATCCTAAGCTACTTGTCATAGCCACACCAGACGGATCTGCTAAAGTAAATATGTCTATAACAGGTGTTCCGATAGCAAAATCCAATTGATCGGATGGTGCAATAACTCCAACATTACCCTCACCTGTAATACCTGATGCACCAGATAAGGCAGCACCTATTGTTACACCAGTTGGTTCAACTAACGCTGATGCACCAGAAACCACTAATGTTCCAGCGGATGCAGTCATACTTAAACCTGTGGCGTTGACTATTACACCAGTGCCTGTAACGGGCACAGTTAAATTTCCTAAATTTGAAGTTATTGAAACGCTAGTTACGTTTGCAAAAAATTCTATGTTTTCATTCCATGCGAATGAACCCCAGGTATTTCTTCCCCAACCCACATCGACTGTACCAGAACCTGTTTCATTACCAGTTGCAAAAGTCATAGCGAGACTGCTTAATATAGTACCCGCCCCCTCTAAAATACTTACAGAGCCTAATGATGTAGTTGAAGAAACTCCTGTTGGAAATACTCTATGTTCTGGCTCACCTGTTGCAGTTCCTGCAGATGCAGTTACTGATACACCAGTTGGTTGAACTAAAGCATCTCCTACAACAGATAGTGTACCTGCAGAAAAAGTGCTTTGTAAAGAACCTAACTCTGTAGAGAAAGCTACGCCCCAAGCAAGACTACTCCATGCGTCTCTACCCCAACCAGAACCTATTGTTGCTTCTATAGACACGGACGATACTGCCGTTGATGCAGTTAAAGATCCTAAGGTTACATCTATTTCTGCTTGATCGCCCCACTGACCGTGTCCCCATGCCTGTCTACCCCAGCTGTTTCTGTCGCTCACGGGAGCAGATCCACCCATAGCAGGGTGATTAGCACAATAATAAAATAAATTAGGGGTTGAGGCTGTGGTGGTTATTGTAACACTTCTAGTGGTATAAGTGTTGAAATTACTTACATAATCAGAGGCGCTTACACTTGATCCGTCTCCTGTATAAACGACTCCAGTATCATACCGAGTGCCCCCACTATGAGTTCCCCCTGATGTCGTACT